CACTAAAAGTCTGCCTTTTCATAGTGCATATTAGCACTAGAATGGAGGTTCGATAGTATGGTAAAATTATAAAGGCAAAATAGGAGGATTACCATGCTAAAAATTAATGAATGGTCTGTAAACCGTAGAATAGAGTCTTTGCGTCAGATGGATAAAATGCTGTCCGAAATGAACGTAGGCTCACGCTATACTATATGGCAGGAATATGGCGGAGGACTAAAGGCAAACGCAGATGATACTCATGCAAATTGGAAACGTATTGCAGAAGATGACGAACTGTACCAAAATGCTATTTTCTGTTATATGTGTTGCACGTTGGAAAAGTATACTTTACAAAATTTCAATGTAAGGGAGTAGTCTGCCAAGGGCAAGGGGTAACTTTGCCCTTTTACAAAAGCAAAATTATATGCTAAAATGAAAGGAGATGAATGACATTGGAGGCATATAAGAAAATGAGAATAGAATACAACAGGCTTTTCGATAAGCTGAAGGAAAATAAAATTACGCAAAAAGATTTTAGGGATAATGCTGGAATTAGTGGAGCAACTATGCAAAAACTACTTCATAACGGAAATATAACAACGGAAATTATTTGCCGCATCTGCGATTATTTTCAATGTATGCCTGATGAAATAATGGAATTTATCCCTGATAATGACTATATAGAACGCAAACAGGCAAAACAGGAAGTCCAAGCTCAAATAGCTGAACTTCAAGCGAAGCTAAAAACAATGTAAAGGAGGAAACAACTATGCCAACAATAGAAGAAATGCGTAGTTATATGCTCAATGCAGGAATTTACACCAAGGCAGATATAGATAAAATCTGCGACTTAGAACAGCAGTATAGAGATGAATGCCAGGAGATAGCCAAACAATGTGAAGCTGAAGGTTATCCGGCAAACGGAAGTAACTACGAACTCCGTTGTTCAGAAGCTCGTAAGTATTATGACGAGCAGTTTGCAGATATAGACGCAAATTATAATTTTGATGAAGAATAATTTGCAAAACACAGCACCAAACAAAGCACCCAATTTTCGGGTGCTATTTTTATACCCAAAAGTAATCAGAAAAGGAGAATAAATATGAAAAAGAAATTATTGTCATTCATTTTTACAACAGCAACAATCCTTACATCCTACACAGTAGGCACAATACAACCAACGCAAACAGTCAATGCCTCAACTCCAAAGCAGATCAGTGTCACAAATGCAATTCCAATCTGTGACATTGCTGGTTATTTCTATGACAAATATGGATATCTCTGCTTTGAGCTTGGCGATACAACAAAGCAGTTCAATAAGGCAGATGGATATTCGTATTCAAAAATCTGTGAGAAACTTCCGCATCTTAAAGATTTAGATGAAAACAAAACATATCCTTTGACAGCGAAAGTAACAAAGGTAAACAAAAAGAAAAACTTTGTCACTGTACAGGATTATAGCGGAAACAAATGGAAATTTCGTGGCTGTGAAGACTATAAAGATGGAGATGTAGTATCTATACTCATGGATAGTAATGGAACAGAAAAGGTAACTGATGATATTATCTTACAGGTCAGATACAGCGGTGCAGAGTGGTAAATAATAAGAAAGGAAGTAAAAACAATGTCAGAGAAAGCAAAACAAATTCACGCAACCTATTGTGATTATGAAGTAGCAAAAGCAAGCAAACCATCACGGATTTACAGTGTCCGGACAGAAGTAAAACGAAACCATGGAATCAAAACCCATAATATGAGCAAAGCGATGTTAGCACAGACGTTAGCATCGCTTTTTTAGTACAGATACAAGGAGGAAATGCAAATGATAATTATCATTAAGGATGGTTATGATGTTATTGATAATCGTCCAGAAGCAGAAATCGCACAGGCAGAACGTGATTATTACGAAGATCGATATAACCGTGATTTAAAACGCAAACTCGAAGCAAATAAACATCCATTTGCAAAGAAGTTATTATCTGCATGTGGATTACTTTAAAAAGGAGAATAATACTATGAACGAAACATTGAAAAATAACTACTATGCCTTATTAATAGCAATTACAAAAGGCAAAACAGCAAAAGAATCACTTTTAGCTATGGGAATTTGCCCAGATAGCGAAAATAATTTAGCAAGAAGAGCAGAAAGAGAGGCGAAAAAATAGATGAAAGGATATGAAGTACAGGATGGTTATATGGGTTGGATCAATGGAAAATACCAGCTTTTTGAAAGCGAAAACGAATATTACGAAACACTTTTAGAAAGAGAAGAGATCTAAATGGAAAGAGAAATTAAAGGCGAATTATTCAATGCATTGTGTAAAAGATGCGGAGAACGTAGAACTTGTCATGGGATCTGCGTTGACATGAACAATGCAATGGTAAAGGCAAATGAAATTAAAGCGACTGCAAAATAATTGTGGTCGCTATTTTAATACAAAAAATTAAAACAAGAAAGGTAAATGGTGAAAATTATGTGCAAAATGTTTGAAGTTGTAACAGGAAAGAAATCAAAGGGAAGTGTAGACAAATTAGAAGGTCTTACAAAGATGTATACGGACATCAACGAAGAAATTGCGATTATTAAAATTCCTGTTGAATTAATGGAAGTTGATTCACGGTATCAGACAGATGAGAGAACGGAAAGAGATCTTCAGTATCTTGTACGGAATTGGGATGAACGGAAACTTATGCCACTTATGGGCGTTCCGCATTGGGAAGAAGGCAAAGTATACATTGTAGATGGTTATGGTCGTTGGATTGCAAGTCAGATTGTAAACAAAAAGAAATACAAAGATTTGAAAGTACAGATGATCTTAAATGCACCAACCAACCCAGAAGAACGCCTTGAGTTTGAAGCAGAAATGTATGCATTCCAGAATAGAGATGTAAAGGATTTAACACCTATTCAGAAACATGGAGCAATGATGGTTTTACACGATCCATCAACAGAAACATTGGAGAATATGAGAAAGAAATATGGCTTTGAATATGTTGCAAGTAAGGGAAACAGAGAAGCTTCTGTTCTTGGTTCGTATACAGAGACATTGCGGTTATGCAAGTTAGACAACGGAAAAGCTGCTGAATATGTATTTGATATTTGTGCAGGAGCTGGGTTTGATCGGAAACCAAACGGATACTCTACATATATTATGCGATCATTAAGAGATATTTATAAGCTCTATGCGAATGACCGTGAAGCAACAAAAGAATTTTTAATTGAAGAACTTAGACAGATTACACCTGTTGGATTAAAGGCAAAGGCAACTGTAAAATATCCAATGCTTGATATGAAAACTGCTGTATCTCTTTACACAGAAGATATGGTTGTTAAAAATCTTGGACTTGAACAATCAAGGGAAGTTTCTGGAACTAGAGTCGTTCCAATTAAAAGGACAAAGACGGCATAAAACAGAGAACAACATATTAGAAATTGAGATTATGAAAATGAAACATCAGTAAAAGCGAAACTAAGATGCGCTATCAGACTATACGGGCAAACACATTATAATAAGGAAAGGATAGATGAATTATGGCATATAGAAAGACAAAACAACTAAGAGAATTCGAACCAATTCTGTTACGGAATGGATACAGATTTACACGGTGCAAGGGAAGTCATTTCATTTATATGAATCGAACTTCTCATAAAATCATAGCAGTCAATAAGGACTTAAACAGAATGGTTCGTGAAAGACTTATAAAAGAGAATAAGTTGCAGGAGGTATAAGATTATGCAGACAAGAAATATTAAAGTGGGAACAAAATTTAAGCATATGAAAGAAGAATGGATCTGTACATCAAATGATGGATTCATATTTGAGGCAGATTGTTTAAACAAAAATTGTCCAATGAAAGATTTAATGCTTATTGGATCAAGCGAAGAAGTAGAAGTGATTGAATAGGAGGTGTAAGAACATGAAATGGACAGAGTTATTACGGAAAGACAATTATGCTTTACTGCAAAGCGAAAGTGATACACAGTATGCGGTTGTAAGTGGCTACGATCCAACGCAGCCTGAAGATCAGCAGTGGTCACACGGAACATATTTTGAATATTGGAATGATACAAAGCGAAAAGCAGATTGCTTACAGAATGCATTGGATTGTTTTAGAGGAAAAACGGAAGAGAATTATGTAACCAAAGGTCAGAAGTATCTCGAAATCTACAGAGAAGATTATACAGAAGGCACATTTAATGAAATTGTTACATCTCTTGGAGTTGATAATGACAGAGTTGGAGATGCTATTGGTTGTTACTGTATTGTAGATGAAGAGAGTTTGAAAAAGGCAGAAGAAAGCGAAGGGTATAATTTATGCGATTAGATGATTTATTATCATATATAAGCGAAAATGAAAATGTCTATGTATGGTTGGATGGAAAAATTGTAGCTGAATACAATGGAAGAGATAGTATTTTTCTTAAATATAATGATTTTGAGGTTGAAAAGGGAAGTCTTAGAAAGTATGAAAACGGAATCGAAGTTACATTAACAGGAAATTTAATTGTCCCTAAAAGATAATGAGCAAGAAGATAAGGATTTTATTATCTCGATGAATGTAATAGCAGAGTAAACAGATATTTCATAATGAAAGGTAAAGGGTAATAGCATGAAAAAAGTAAAAGTAACAATGACCGTTGTTTTAAATGATAATGCAGATGTAAAAGAAATTAAAAAGTGGGAGCATCATATTGATTATGCGATTGATATGGATAGTTATCCAGAGATTGAACATATTGAGAATGTTAAGGTTGAAGAATAGAAAATGGATATTTCACAAGAAGGAGGATAGAATCATGAAGTACAGATTAGGTTGTTATAACACAGATGGAAGTTTAGAGTGTCTTCGTGCTGTAGATAATAAAGAGAGTGCAAAACTTGCGTACAAACATCTGAAAGAAGAATATCAGTGTACGATTTGGGTTCAGAAGATAGAGTTTGTTGATCCAAAAGAGGAGTTTAAAGAAACATAACAAATGCGTGTTTCATATGGAAAGGAGGAAACAATATTATGCCAGAAACAAAACAAGATATGTCAAAAACATGTGGATTCTCATATCAGGATAATTGGACAAAGGCAAATGTAACACACGAAATATCTCAGGAAGAGTGGAAAAAGTGGTATGCTACTCATTGTGGTAAGTGTCAGTACATGTGCGAAATTTGCATGTATGGAGAAGAATAGTTAACACAGCAAACGAGATTTACTCTGTGATTATGAAAGTTGGCACTAAATTCGCATTTAATAAGGAAAATGAAAGGAAATTTTAATATGAGTTGGGATTTTGATTTATGCGATCCAGTTACAAAGAAAGTTTTAGAAACAGAGGAAAACATGAAATAAAAGGTGGAACATATTGTGTCGGTGGTACAACGGAAATGGCATTGAATATTACCTATAATTATTCTGATATTATAAACAGAAAGATGGAAGAACTTGGAATTCTCAAAGAAGATTCATATAGCTATGCATATTATCTTAATGGAAAAACTGGTGCAGAAACAATTGAACCGTTAAAGAAAATCATATCATCGTTAAAAGATGATGCAACTGAAGGAAATGCAAAAAGAGCCTTGTGTGGACTATTAGCGTTTGCACAGTTAAGACCAGATGGTATATGGAGCGTATGCTAACAACATTTTGAAACTAAGATTTACTTGGAAGGAGTGAAGAGAAATGTCTAAGTATATATGTGAAAAGACAAAGGATGAAATCATTGAGATTATTGCAGATGAGTTTGATAAAGTAAACAAAGATTACGATAATGCGATGCAGAATGATAACGAAAAACTCAAGGAACGGAATCAGGGTAGATACGTAGCAATGTTTGATTTGCTGCATAGGTTAGAGATTTATGAAAAGTAAATAGCAAACGCAAAGGCAGTTAGGAGAATAATTTACTAGCTGCCTATTTTATTACAAGAAAGTGAGGAACGATTATGCTAAAAGTAAACGATAAAGTAAAAGTGCATATGTACGACACATACAACAGAGAAATTAAAACACGGAATTATGGAGCTGTGTTTACTGTGAAAGAAGTAAACGGAAAGCTTGGTATTGACTGGAATACAGAGAAATCACCAACGACTTGTGATGGCGAAGTGTTCACACCATTTGAAACATTTTCATATTCAGTAATTTTTGAGAATGTAGAAAATGGAAAGAAGTACCATTGGAGCAATGCGGAAAACGGAATTGTAGAGGAGGTTTAATATGAGCAGATGGTTATATGATCCTGAAACGGATTCACGGAATGGAAAAGAGTTTACATATAACTCACCAATACATGAGAACGATACATTATTCAGTGGTTTCTCATATAGAGAAATTATGGATGTTGTAATTGCAAATTATGGTCACGACATTACAGAAGAACAGTTTGACAAGGCACTCAAAGAGTTTATGGATATGCGAATTGAGGATATGAAAGAGAACTTAATGATGTGTAAAACGAATATGTTAAAGGAAATTAGAAAGGCAGGTTGATTAGTATGAGAGAAATTAAAGTTCAGTTATATAGAGGCGAAGATGATAATTATGTTGAGCTTTGGAAAACAGTTGAAGAAATCGAAGGAAAGCACAGATATTATGGAAGATACACATTTGGAAATGAGGGAACTTGGTATTCAGTATGTGATCCACTTGGTTATTGTGAATTAAATGCACCGATGGCAGATGATGTAATGTTTATTTGCTGTGATGAAAATGGAAATGAAGTAATCAGATATTCAAATGCTGATGGAAATAAACTTCCGAAATTTGAAACAGTAATCAAAAGAGAATGGAATAAGGTAAAAGAAAAGCTTCAGCATAACACAGAAGATTTGACTAAAAACTTTTGGGCTGAGTGCTGGAACGGAGACACTACAATGAAAATAAATCAGTGGTTGTTATCTTATAAAGATCCAGACTTATATCCTGAAAAGGCAAAAGATTATGATGAAAACTGGACAAATTGTTGGGCAGAAAAAGAAATTGGATATGAACCTATTCCAGATACAGAATTTGAGTATTTAGGTCATAAATATCAGTTCACAAAGGTAAAACATAAACATGAATACTGTGGTGTTGAGTGGTACGAATTTGTATGTACCGATTCTCCTTATGTAATGCAGGATACACCTTGGGTAAAAGATAGGGCATGGATTCAGTCTTATATGTATCTTGGAAATTGGTTCAATGATAAGACTTATGGAACAATGTATGATCAAAGAACAGCAAGAAAAAGGGTAGTTGCAGCACTTATTAAAAAGTTCCCTATGAAAGAGAAATGGGACAAGTTACTTTATGTAAAGAAGAGAACTGGAAATGAATTTTATAATTGTGATTGCTGTTATGAAAAGTCATATTCCGATATGGCAGATGTACTTATTAACAGAAATTATCACAGAAAAGATGTTGACCATCTTTGTAAGTTCATTAACAAGGAAACAGAAGGAATTGTATTTGCAAGCAATAGAGGTAATAAGTACACAATCAGACAGATTTATCCAGATATTTATGACTATGATAATTGTTTGATATAAGAAATGAGGTGACTGATATGCAGGTCATAGATAAAGTTGTTACACCAGACGGAGTAGAAATTGAGCTTAGAGATCTAAGTGGTGAACACAAACTACCAGATTATAACGGAATGGAAATTGTCTTCCGTACAATTGCAAAGAAAACATTTCCACCAAACAAAGGATGGTATGCACAGAAAGGAAAAGAATTTCATTCATGTATTTGTTACTATAAAAATTATACATCAGATATGTTGAAAGCAGATTATGAGGAGTTAAAAAATGGTACAAAAACTCTTGCAGATTTGAAATCATATTTCTGGAATGGTAAGAGAGACAGTTATGTACTTGGATTAGAAGGAAGTGAGAATTATGCAGAAAACATTAATGGAAATGCTGATTGAAGCAGGTTATCCGAAAGAAGAAATGTATCATCCTTCGTATGGATCTGATTTATATGTATATGTAATACCACTCACAACAAAAGTAATTGAGGAATGGTGCAAAATACATAATTATAGAATGGCTTGGCATTGTCCTACATTCAAAGATCAGATAACAGGCAAAATGATGTATGATTGTGCATTTCAGTGGTATGAAAATTAACAGATAGGAGCGTGATTATATGGCGAAACATATTATTGATAAAGACAATACATTAAAAGCGTTGGGAAGCATTAACACATTATTATCTCAATCGTTACAGATAATTAAAAAGGTAAACGAAGATGAACAATGGGATTTTTGTACAGATGATGTTTTGGCAAGACGAGTCAATGCTGCTGAAAGATTAATAAAAGAAATATCTGACATTGTATTTCAGAATAATTAAGCACAGGAAATTGTAATTTACTTAGAAGAAAGGATGAACAAAATGAAAAATTTTATAGAAGTATTGTTAAAAGTATTACCATTTTTCTTAGGATTAGCAATTAATAGAATTGCAAATAAAATGGGAGTAGATTTATTTGATTGGAAAGTGATTGTAGCAACAATTATTGTTTTTATTGTTTACTTAATGATATGCAAATGGATTGAGGGTAAATAATACAGAGAATAACAAGGCAAGAGGATAAATAAAATTCGTCTGCTTTTTAGTGTAACTAACAAAGAATTTTAAGAAAGGTTAAGGTAAATATTATGAGAGTAAATGAAGTAAGAAAAACAGAAACAATTGAGAAATTAGTAAAAATTGAATACATTGCAGAGGATGGAACTGTATTTGAAAGCAAAGAAGAGTGCAAAAAGTATGAGGAATCAGCGCTGTTTGCACTAAGTAGACAATTAAAGAGAATGGGTAACGAAAATTATATATCACATTGCGACATAAATGATGATTGTAGTTGTGATGAGAAAGTAGAAATTTTTGATATTCAAACAGAAAGGGATTTGGAAAACCTTAAAAGATATTTATACCTTGTTTTAAAGAAAAACGGAGCAAGTGATGATACGGTAAATGATTGCTTTACATCAAAAGATGGAACGAGAAACAAGCACGTATTTGATAGTGTTACAGCAGGTCACGAAGTAATGATTTTCTGGAATTATGATGAGGATTGGTTCTGGGTTTACAATGACGGAAGTATCAATGGATATTGTGAATTTTTCAGAGAGAAGATTACAAAGCTTATTACACCAAAGGAAGAGTAATAATATAGAGAATAAATTAAGGCAGACGCAAACAAATGTGTCTGTCTTATTTATTGGGAGGATGTGAGCGAAATGAGTAAAGAATATTATGTCATTGTACGGAAGTATTATGGTCTTCCTGATTATTTGAGCACAGATTTATCAGAGGAAGAAGATTGTTTTTCTTTTGATACAGAATACGAAGCCAATAAATGTTTAAGAGATATATTTGCAAATGGTGAATGGATGGAAGATGAAAAATATGGAAAAGTAAGATATTACACAGAAAGGAGAACAGAATGAACGGATATGAATATATTTGTGGAACAGCAGCACGGTTTAGAAAGAAGTTTCCGAACTTGTATGAACGGAAAGAAAAGAAGC